GCATTTAAGGATATTAGTCTGTCTTTTACACCTCATCCAGTGACAAAAGACTTACCAATTCTTGCGAATGAGAGAGCGATTGTCAGATCAGTGCGTAATTTAGTCGAAACTATACCAACAGAAAGGTTTTTTAACTCATTAATAGGTACAGAAATACGTGATAGTCTATTTGAAAACTTTGAACGATCAACTGTAACAATTATTGAAGATCAGGTACGTGAAGTTGTCGCTAATTTTGAACCTAGAGTTTCAAATGTTGGAATTCAAGTGGATGCACGACCAGATGATAATGAATTTGAAGTTACTGTATTCTTTGAAATAGTGGGATTAGATGCTCCAACTCAGTCATTTACCTTTTTATTAGAACCAACGAGATAATATGCCCTTTACTCAATTTACAAATTTAGACTTTGATGATATCAAAGTACAAATCAAAGATTTTCTTCGTTCAAACTCAAATTTTACAGATTTTGATTTTGAAGGTTCTAACTTTTCAGTTTTAATTGATACTCTTGCTTATAATACCTATATTAACGCATTTAATGCAAATTTAGTTGCAAATGAATCGTTTTTAGACTCTGCAACAGTAAGAGAGAATGTTGTATCTCTTGCTCGTAATATTGGATATGTACCCCGTTCAAAAACCGCTGCAACAGCATCTATTAAGATAAGTGATGTAAACTTAGGAACAACAAATGCAAGCACTCCAAGGTTCTTAACTCTACGTTCTGGACTTGTTTGTGTTGGTGCATCTGAAAATACCACCTATCGTTTTTCAATAACTGATGATATTACATCTACGAGAGTTGTAGATATAAATGGTGTATCTTTTGCACAGTTTGATGATCCAATCACTGTATATGAGGGAACACATCTATTACGTGTTTTTAGTGTTGATACTTCAATCAAACAACGTTTTATAATTGATAGTCCTAATATTGATAGCTCAACTTTAAGAGTTTTTGTATCTGCAGAGAGTGATACATCCATTGGAAGAAAATATTCAATGGTTGATAATATTTTGAATCTTAATAAAAATTCAGAAATATATCTTGCACAAGAAGTTCAAGATGAAAAATATGAAATTCTATTTGGTGATGGACTTTTTGGCAAACCTCTTGAAGATAAATCAACAATCACTGCAAGATATATTGTCACTGATGGTTTCGATGGAAACGGAGCAACAAATTTTAGTTTTCAAGGAACTTTTACAAAGAGTGATGGAAATATATTTACCCCCTCAGATACAATAAACGTAACTACCGTTGAAAACGCTTCTAACGGTGCTGATGTTGAAGATGTGTCGTCTATTAAGTATTTTGCTCCAAGACTTTACTCAGCACAATACAGAGCAGTTACACCAAGAGATTATGAGGCAATAATTCAGAACATTTATCCAAAAACTGAGTCGGTAGCAGTCGTTGGTGGGGAAGAATTAGACCCACCAAAATTTGGTCAAGTACAGATAAGTATTAAACCAAAAGGTGGTACTTACATATCAGATTTTGACAAAACACAGATTAAAAACAAACTGAAGAACTACGCTATTGCTGGTATAAATTCTGAAATAGTTGATTTAAAAATACTATATGTGGAAATCAACTCTACAATCTATTATAATCCTGCTTCAGTTTCTTCATCAAGTAATTTAAGAACATCTGTTATTTCTGGATTGAACAAGTATGCAAATAATATTGAAATTAACAAATTCGGAGGTAGATTTAAATATAGTAAAATTAATACACTGATTGATCGTGTTAATAATGGAATTACCTCAAATATAACAAAGGTAATTATTAGAAGAGACATGAAAGCATTACTTAATCAGTTTGCACAATATGAATTATGTTTCGGTAATCGTTTTTATATTAATCCTGCAGGATTTAATATTAAGAGCACTGGTTTTACGATTTCGGGATCTGATGAAACTGCTTATCTAACAGATGTCCCTAATAAAGACGGTGCTGGCAATCTTGACGGATCTATGAAAGGAACTTTAAGTGTCGTTTTCAAAAATCAGAAAGATCAACAACAAATTTTGATAAAAGATGCTGGTATGGTTGATTATAAAAAAGGTGAGATAATTTTAAACACTATCAATATAACATCTACAGCATCTCAAAATAATATTATTGAAGTTCAAGCATTCCCAGAGTCAAATGATGTTGTAGGATTAAAAGATTTATATTTAAATTTTGACGTTTCAAAAAGCACAATAAATACATTTAAGGATGTAATCGCTTCAGGTGAAGATGTTTCAGGTGTTGTATTTACAAGAGATTATTATA